GCCCGCCAAGGTGCTAGCAGGCCAATACTGGCTGAATTGCTTTTGCTTGGTCGTCGGATTGGTGTACGAACAGCCGAGGAATACACCGATAATCCCCGTTTGGGTCGAGTCGGTGGTATCGGCATTTACTACAACAGTGCCGCGTGCCAGGTTAACCAGATCACCATAAAAGATGTTCGTGGCATAACCGTATTGAATGGGCAGGTTACGGGTGGATCCCGCGAATACCTGACCGCCGATCAGATTGATCGGCTTTAGCCCGTAGGGCTTATCTACCGTGGGGTAAGCCATGTTTAACTCCTAAATTACTGACCACGCCCGAATGTCACCTTGGACTTGCGCTCAGCAAAGAGCGGCATCCGCGGGTCGTTCTGACGCATAAAGTTTTGATCGACCGACTGGATTTGAGCTTCGTTCTGGTCTTGGTAGTGCGCAGTACGATCCTCAACCATTTCGATCGGGGCTTTGCAAAGCATCAGTCCACCAATCACGACGTTGTCCTTGAAGCGCGCGTCTTCGACGTTCACCACATGGACTTCAGGATGGTCAACTGCTTTGACGGGCTCCCAGCCCTCTCGAAGCTTGAGAGAAACATTCATGGGATCAGCCTGCCCTCGCGTGCTGATACGAACCCAATGAAACGTGTAGCCGGGCTCCGGGTTAGGGTTCGGCAACACATCAGGACGATTCCACGCCCGCTTGCGAGCGGTACGTTCACGGGTTTCAAGTTCACGATTAGAGCGGTTCTCAGCCATTTTGTTTCCTCATTTCTTCAGCAACCTGTTTGGCGTATTGCTCGGGGGTAAGCCCAAGCCTTTTAGCAAGCTGTACTGCCGTTGCGCTTAACACAATCTTTTTGGGTGCAGTGCTACGAGTAGCTGGCGCTACAACACTTGCTCGGCGCGGCTTTTCAGCCGGAGGCTCTTCCTCTAAATCAAACTGATCCGGAAAGAGTTGACGCATACGCCGGTTAATCCGGTCGTAGTAATCATCGCTTTGGGGGTCTACCCCGTCTCGGACTAACTTTTGGTGCAGCCCCAGCGCGAGGCTAGTCATCTCATCGTCGGCCCCAAACCACGGGTTGGCTTTTTGCCACGCAGAGGCTTTAGGATCGACTGCTGGTGCGGATGCTTGCGTTTGTACATTAGTTTTTTCTGGTTGTAAAGGCGCGGGCCTCAGGTTGGCAATACGCTCAGACTTATTCGTTGCTTCAATAAGTTTCTTCTGTGCGTTAACCAACTGTTCTGAGTCGCCGTTTTCATAGGCTTGTTTATACGCTCTTTCCGCCTGCTGAAGCTCAACGGTTACCCGCGCTTTTGCTTGCTCAATCAACGCAGCTTGTGTTTTCTCCTGCGCTTCTTTGAGCTTCTTGTTCTCTTCAATCAGACTTTGCGCATAACGAACTGCTTCTTCACGCTCGCGCTGCGCCGATTCTGCCTTGCGTCGCTCGTCGTGATAGCCCTTGGAAAAGTGCTGAATCCGTTTGCGAACCTTTTCCGAGTACTCTGATAGCTCGTCATCCGTAACGTCTGCTGGAGGCTCAGACGGTTTGCGGTTTCTATCGGAAGGCGGCGTGTCATCCACCACCTCAACTTGGATTTCCTCTTTGACTTCCGGTTCCGGTTTTTCTAGAGAAACTTCTACCTTCTCTTCTTTCTCTGGATCTGGAAACTCAAACTCTACTTTTTCCATCGGCATGTTAATCCTTTCGCAAGGTGTTTAATTGCACCTGAAGTTTGTCAATCTTGGATTTTAAGTGGATGACATAATCTGATTGCTCAGCCTGTCTTGCTTCAATAACATGAATTATCTTTTCCAAAGTCGTTTGAACTTCTTGCAGTTTGGTTTTGGCAAGTTTTAATTCATACCAATAAAACTCCGAGGTAACGCCCTCTGTTATGTTTTCAAGTTCATAGCTCATGGGCGAGTAATCCCGGTCGGATCTGACACCACGGCTTCAATTGAGTCATCATTTAGAAGCCGATACTCGAGTTCATTTACCTTGAATCTTGTCCCTGAGTTCGGGCGAAACATCACAAAATCACCGATCTTGCACCACGGGCCGTTAGGGAATCTCTCTTTGTCGGCATAGGCTTGTTCACCCATGTCTATGACAGCGCCCATCATGGACATGATTTGTTCGGCGTGTTTGGTCTGTTCTGCCTTTACCAGTCCAGAGTCATACGCTTCCTCGGCTTTGGGCAGCACAATCAAAAGTCGGTATCCCACCGGCTTTGGTAGTTGTGCGTCAAAGTCGGTATCGCTGATGTCAGTCATCGTCTTGTTCCAATTGTTGTTGCGCGAGGTCTGATATTTCACGCTTTGCAGTCTCTAGCCCTCGAATCAAGCCGCAAAGTTCTCGGTATTCCGCGTAGTCTTTAGCTGCGCCAGAAGCCACCGAATCTGCAACCGCGCCAACATGGGCGGTGAGTTTGTTCATCAGCACGTCATAGACGGTTTTCATGTTTTAACCTTTGGGTCGAGCCGCTTCTGCCGCCAATCGCACCGCCTCGAGTTGTAGTCGGTCGTTGGCAATTCTTTCTGTGGCTTGCTGCTTTTCCTGCGCTAGCGCGATATCGGCCTGATCTTTTTGAGCCTTGCGCTGAATGTCCATCATCTTGGCTTGCACTTCTTGCTGCTGAAGCTGGAATAGCGGGTCTTGTGCTTGTTGCTGCGCCTGTTGTTGAGCGGCTTGAGCTTGGTTGCTTTGGGTAAGCTGCTTTCCGGCATCGGCGATCAACCTTGAAAGCTGAACCTCCACCTCTTCTGGAAGTTCTTGATTGGGCGGCGGCAGCGGAACGCCAAGCTTTTCTTCGAGCTTGACCCGATACATAAACCCAAGATGCTCGGCAATATGAGCTTGTAATGCACCCATAATCTGCTGAGCTAGCGGGTTCTGACCAATCGCCTGCATAATCATTGGATCCTGCATAAACGATTGATGCGTTGCCAAATGCGCTTCGTGGTCCTGATAAATAAACGCCTTCATGGGTTTTCCCATCAATGCGCCCATGTTTTCAGATACAGGATCCCGCGGCTTCTGGTCTTCGCTTGTCGGAACAATCTTGTCTACATTCCTAATACCCAATACTTCGAGCATTTGTTTGTGTAGATACGGCAGATCGTAGATTTGTGGGGCTTGCTGCGACATCTGAAATGCCGCTTGATACTGCACAACCCGCTGGGCCATTGTCGTGGCATTTGGATCCGATACCGGGATCACTTCCACTAACGCATAGTCAGCACTTCTAGCTCTGCGGTCAATACCTTCAGGTATGTAGTCATAAGGCTCATCTGCGTATTCTGCAATCAGTTCTTTTAACAGCTTGAACTCTTGCTTCATCGCAAAATGAACCCGAGCCTGCACCGCGGCCATTGGTTTAAGCGTTCTTTCCAGCAAAGCTAACGTAGTACCTACCGGGGCTTGCGCCGACATGTCCGAAATGTTCATGTCGCTAATAGCGCCTAGTCTTCGACCTTCGCTGGTGATCCGCTCAAGAAGCGCCGCTAGTACCTGACTAGGCTCCTTGTAAGGCAAAGTCATAATGTTGTCGCGCACCGTCCCACTAGGAACGTCTACGTCCCTAAATTCACCCGGCGCAATCGGCGTGTCGTCTCCCTTGATACGTAAACCTCTGGACTTCAACCCTCCAGGTAGGTTAGACAGAGTGCCAGCGTCTACCAACTGCCTGATGATAGAAGTGCCTGCACGGGCATAGCCACCAATAATGTGGATCAACCCCAGACCGTAGAACCCAAACCCCGGTACATAGACGTAATGAACAAAATGCTGCCGCGGCCTACGCAGTTCATCGGTTGGATCGTAGTTTCGCCTGATAGCTAAAACCTTTCCAGTTCCTTTGTCGATAGTAATAATGTATGGCTTGGGCAGATCCTCTTCGTCATCGATGCCGGGGAGGTTGATGTCTACTTGGATCTCATGGATTGCGTAGCGGTCATCACTGCTCAGAGTAAACCCGTTCTCTTCGGCCTTGGCTTTCTCTATATCTGTAAAAAACGCCACCGGTTCGCCAAGTTCTATAGTTCTGTAGAAGCCTTTTGCCATCAAAAGCTCGAGTTCGCCCTTGGTTTTCCTCATTACATGGGCGGCACGCTCTGCTGTATCAAGGTGGGATGTCCCATAAGGAACGATTACGTCCTCCGCAGGGACAAAAATCGCTACTTGCCGCCCCAAACGGGGGTCGTAGTACACCTTTTTAAACGCCGAACCAGCCAACCCTAGTGAATACAGCATTCTTTCGTGCTCTGAACGGTACTCAATCATCCGTTCTGTGAGCTGATAGTTCATATCCGCCCGTACACGGTCAGCCGCCAGCTCCTTATCCTTGGTAATTTCCCCCAAAATCTTCGTTTTTACCGGCCCGGCAGCGGGAAACGTCTCGCTCATCGTTTCCGCCTGAAACCTGATCACCGCTTCAGCCAAAAGAGTAGAAAAAACTCCACACGCATCATCCCAAGGCTCGGTTCTTTCTTCATATTTGAAACCTAAAACCTGCAATCCTTTGACATACGTATCAGCCCACTCTTTTCTGGCCTGAAGATCCGCGTCTACTTCATTCAAAAGGCTTGAAGCTAAGCTACTTAGCTCGGATTCACTCAAAACTTCCGCCAAGTTTTCATCAAAAGACCCCTCTTCTGCCATCTCATCAGGCACTAACGTGATCTCCATACTGCCATCAGAGAGCGTCACCATCTCAGGGCTTTCAATTTCAATCTCAAAATCCGGCTCGTCCATCGCCAAACCAGTGGGCGCTGCATACAAACCTTTTTCAATCATGCTCGTAGCCATGTCGGCTCCTAGTAATAAGCGCGTTTACGCTTAAATGAACGCGGCTCGTCGTTTTCGTCAGAAGACAACCGGACGAAACCGCCCTGGCGGAATCGTATCAGCGCTTGCGTAGTACTGTCACACAGGTCGTCATGCGCCCCATTCGGAAAAGACGCCATCTGTTCAACCACTTCATCGGCCCATCTCGTGGCCGGCCTCCATACTTTCCCGCTTCTAAACAAATCTGCCACCGCGTTCATGCGGACAAACTTGTCATTCCCCCTGTGGGGCGAGTACTCAGAAATAGTCAACCCCATCTTTCTGAGTTCAAATATTAAAGGATTTCCCGCGGCCTTAGCTTCTACAACACACGCATCTGGATTCCACTCCTGATGCGCAGAATACGCCTTCTCCTTTAACTCGGGGAACTCCATCCTCTTTTGAAACGCATCCAAAAGGATAATGTTCGCGTCATTGGGGTCTTCATTCAAATAAAAGACACCCCACGTCGTACAAGCCGAATAGTCACTTCTCTCCGATTTCGTAAACGCCGTGTCCCAACTCTGAATCAAAAAGTCACACGGCGGCGGCTCATCCTTGTCCCAAAGCTTCCACCACTCCCTCTTTACGATCGCCCCCTCTTCAGCCGTGGGGGTTTGCTGATACTGAGCATTCCACTTCGCCGGCGCCAGCTCTTCCCTTAAAGACTCCAGCTCCTTTATCGACCAAAACTCCGGCCACAAAGGATTCCCACTCGGCATGATCGCGGGAAGTTCTATCACCTCCCACTCATCTGATCTATCTAACTGAGCCGCCCTATCCAACAACCGGCCAGTCAAATCCCTCGCACCCCACCGCGTCATCACCACAACAATCGCAGCCCCAGGCTGCAACCGTTGTCTAGGTCCAGACTCGTACCACTCATACACCTTGTCAAAAACTTCCGGACTCGACCCAGCCAATACCGCTTCCTGCTCCGAATGAGGATCGTCAACAATAAACAGGTCCGCCCCCTTACCCGTTACCGTACCCCCCACCCCAATAGCAAAGTACTCCCCACCCTTATTCG